CCCATAGGAGATAAAACTGGAGAAGATAAAATAATTTCGAAAAAACCAAAAACCATACGACAATTTATAGATGAGTAAAACAAAAGATATACAAACAACAGATCAAATAGCTAAATTTCTTTCTGACAAAGACAATCAGAAATATCATTATAACTTTCACGAATCAGAAGAATACAAAATATCAAGTGGAAGCTTGAATTTAGATATAGCTCTTGGAGGAGGGTTGCCAAGCGGCGCTCATCGATTCACAGGAATCAATGAAGGAGGTAAAACTAGTTGCGCTATGGCATTCGCCAAAAACTTTCAAAAACACTTTGGCGACAAAGGTATGATTATATACATCAAGAGCGAAGGTAGGTTTAGTCCTGAAATGATAGAAAGATCAGGAATCGACACTGACCCAGAAAAGTTTTTTGTTTTTGATTGTAATATATTCGAAAAAGTTTTTGAGCTGGTAAGAGAGTTGGTTTTTAATAATGAAAACGACAAGAAATATATGTTCATCATTGATAGTGTTGATGCTTTGTGCAGGGTTGGAGATATTGATAAGCCGTTTGCCGAAAGCGAACAAGTAGCGGGCGGAGCATTGATTACGTCTGTATTCTTGAAAAAAATGGTTCTACCCATTACCAAAATGGGACACACAATGATTTTAACAAGTCAAGTTCGCGTGGAAGTGGCAACCAATCCATATGCCGCTAGAGGTGGACCAAAAGTAAAACAGGCAGGAGGTAATGCGATAAAACACTATGCAAACTTTATTCTTGAATTTGAAGAAAGATACAACTCTGATCTTATATTTAAAAACCCCACTGCCACCAAGCTAGACGATAAGGGTGAGCCTATAGGTCATTATTGCAAGATTCGCTTTCGTAAAAGTGTCAACGAAAAAACTGGATCCACCGTTCGCTATCCTATCAAGTATGGACAAAAGGACGGAAAGTCGGTCTGGAGAGCTAGAGAAATACTAGACATGCTTTATCTTTTTAATTTGATTGACAAAAAAGGCGCATGGATATCTGTTTCCGAAGACTTGATAAAAGAGTTGAAAGACAAGGAGTTTGAGATTAATGAAAAATTTCAAGGAGAACAAAGATTAATAGATTTCTTAGAAGAAAGCGAAGAACTGGCAGACTTTCTTTACGAAGATTTTAAAAATTTAACCAATGCGCTTTAAGACGCTAACGGGCGCAACCAGAACAGTTAAAAAAGCAAAAAACTTTTTGATTGACTGGGACGGCAAAAGCAGAAGTAAAATTCAATACAATGCAAAACAATTTTTAAAAAAGTATTGGAGCAATCATATTGTATTTGAAGAGTTCCCTGTTGCAGGAACAAAACTGTCTTTAGATTTTTACAATGCAAATAAAAAAATAGCTGTAGAGGTTCAAGGAAAACAACATACAAAATATGTCCCATTCTTTCATGGCAAAAATAAAATCAATTATCTCAACCAATTAAAAAGAGATAGAGACAAGTTAAACTTCTGCGAATTGAATGATATACAGCTTGTTGAAATATACGATGGAGACGAATTGAGCGAGAAACTTTTCGAAAGTTTTGGTGTTATTCTTTAGTTCGTGTAATATATATGTATGAGCGACGATTACATTGACCCAGAAAACTTAAATAAATTCAATTTGCCAGAAAGTATCTTAACTCAACTCTTTGAGTTTACAGGCTCAACAGGAGGCGATAGCGGATTCATCTTATCATTCGTAAACCAAGATGGCTTACCATCAGTTATAACAAAAGCAAATTCACCCATAATTGAAATGGGATTAAGAAAAGCTTTGGAACAATACCTCGAGCAAGTAGCTGCTCAAGAAATTGGATTGAATTTTCCTCCTGACATGGGAGACGAAGAAAGCCCTTGACTTTTTAATTCAATTCTGGTAAGATGTAGGAATGATATATTCTTACGAACTAGAACAACACCTTATTGCTGGATTAATAAAGCATCCAGAGAGCTACCCCCTCATAGCGGCATTCATCAATGAGGATGATTTTTTTGACAAAAATACTATAGTTAATAGAACTATCTTTTGCGTTCTCAGGCAATCTCTTGAAGCTAGCGATGCATTAGACGAAGTATTGCTGGCTCAGAGAGTTCAATCATTAAATATCTCATTTGAAGACAATATCAATATATCAGATTATATTAAAGCTTTATCTATGCGACAGATATCCAAGGATGGGGTTGTAAAGGCGGCAAAAGAACTTAAAAAAATTACTGTTCGCCGCGAAATACATGATGCATCAATTGATGTAGCAAAAAATATGAAGTCTCTTAATTCAAGTGCGACATTTGATGATATAGTTGGAGAGGCAGATAAGATATACAATGATAAAATCAATCTCTATGAAATTGGATCAAACAAGCCAGAAAATTTATTTGATGAAATGGAAGACTTTATTGAATTTCGAGGCAACAATCCCATTGATGAATTTGGATTAATGGGGCCGCACGAGAGAATAAATGATTTGTATGGATCTTTATTTAGACCCGGAAATATTGCAGTGGTTGTTGCTCGTGCAGGTGTTGGTAAAACACAATTCTGTATGGACTTCTGCACAAAAGTTTCTGCTATCAATAATCACGTCCCCATTCTTCACTTTGACAATGGAGAAATGAGCAAAGAGGAATTAATTATTCGTCAATGTTCTGCTTTATCTGGAGTGCCAATGCATTTACTTGAAACGGGCAGATGGAGGCAGGCAGGAGAAGATGTTGTGGAAAAAGTTAGAGCAACATGGGCTAAAGTGAAAGATTTTAAATTCTATTATTACAATGTAGCTGGACACAGTATTGACAGTATGTTGAATATTATTCGCAGATTCTATTACTCAGAAGTTGGCAGAGGGAATCCTATGATCTTCAGCTTTGATTATATCAAAACAACATATGAAAGACAAAATGGCGCAAGCAGCTGGGAGACTGTTGGCAGAATGGTAGACAAGTTTAAACAATTAATTCAGAAAGAATTATGCTTCAATGGCAAGCCTGCAGTGGCAATGCTTACAAGTGTTCAAAGTAATCGCCTCGGGATAACCAACAATAGAAGCTCTGAGAATGTCGTTGACGATGAAAGCATAGTTTCGCTTTCAGACCAAATAACCCAATTCTGTTCTCACCTTTTCCTTTTAAGGCAAAAGACGATGGATGAGATTCAATCAGAACCAGATGATTTTGGCACACATAAATTGATCTGCTTAAAATATAGATGGCTTGGCAAAGATGTCCATAGAGCGCTTCAACCCGTAGAGATGCCAGATGGAAGCAAGAGAAAAAACTATATCAATCTACACATGGAGAATTTTAGCATTAATGAAAAAGGCGACCTTCAAGATATGGTTGATCATATGGATGCAGAAGGTGTTGGTCCATTAATGGCAAACGGTCAAGAAATTCCAAACTTATAATGAGTCCCGAAAAAATAAAAGAATCCTTAATACAATTAGGGTATAAACTTGCAGACAGAGGTTCTTACTGGCAAACCAATGCTCTATTCAGAAATGGAGACAATAAAACTGCAATTCAAATATACAAAAACACAGGAGTCTGGAAGGATCATGTGCAGAACAGTACCTTTTCGCCATTCAAAAGATTGGTAGAAATAACCCTTGGCACTAATGATAAAAACACTTTAAAGCAATTCCTTGAAGAGGATGACCTTGGCTCTAATTACAACAAATTAACATTTTCAGAAAAACTAGAAATGGAAGAAATATACCCAGAAAACTGCCTTGAAAGATTACTGCCGCACTACAAATTTTACAATGATCGCGGCATCTCAACTGAAACACTACAATCCCTAAAGGGAGGTTTCGCAACAAGCGGAAAACTAAATAAAAGATTTGTGTTCCCAATATACAACGAACACAATCAAATTCACGGCTTTTCCGGTCGAGACATGAGCGGTCTTGATAATCGTCCAAAATGGAAACATATAGGCAAAAAGAAAGGTTGGATCTATCCTTTATATGCGAACGAAAAAACAGCGCAAGATATAAACGAAAAAGGTTCAATCATTTTTGTTGAAAGCATAGGAGATTTATTGAATTTAAACGAACAAGGTTTCAATAACGTTCTCGTTACATTCGGCCTTGATATCTCCACCAAGCTAATATGTTCCACTCTTTCCTTGAATGTTAATAAAATAATTATAGCATTAAACAATGACAAAACATCTTCCAAAAACCGAGGTCTAGAAGCTAGCATAAAAAATTACCTAAAATTATTAAACTACTATAATCCAGAAAAAGTTTGCATATGCTTGCCAACTCAAAAAGACTTCGGAGATATGAATCAATCAGATTTTGACAGCTGGAAACAAAAGCTCAACAATCTTGATCAAACAACTCAACAAAAATTCATAATAGAAAAAATAAATGAAATATATAAATCATTGCCCAAAACACTACTAAAAAATAAAAAAATAATAACCAATGAGTAAATTAACAAAATTATCTGCGAGTAGAATAAAAACTGCACAAACATGTAGCTGGACTTATTGGTGCAATTATAAATTAAAATTACCAGACGCAGGAAATGACGGTTCTAGCAGAGGAACAATTTGCCACAATATATTCGAATTGCTTGGAGACAAGCATAAGCGCGAATACAATAAAATCTTAAAAGACGGAACCATCTGGAATACTGATATTGTTGCTGCGCAAGTCAAAAAAGAAGCGGAAGAACTGGCGGTAAATGACCCCGAAAATCTCGAGTTGATCGACGAAATGATAGTCAATGGATTGAGGTGTGATTTCTTTGGAGATGAAAATGAAAAACCTGTACTCGCTGAATCGGAGCGATTCTTTGATCTCGAAATTGATCGCCCAGAAGAAGGAATCAAATATGCAGTTCGAGGCTACATTGATAAACTTTTTGTATACAAAGACAATTCCGTAATTATTCGAGACTTTAAAAGCAGCAAGTCTGTGTTCAAGGGTAAAGAAATAACAGACAATCTGCAAAACTTAATATATTGCCTCGCAATCAAGCATCTGATGCCAGAAACAGAACCTCAAAGCGAGTTTTTGTTTTTGCGATTCGATCTTGATACAGATCTTCTTGGTAACGCAGGCAAAGGTAGAATGAAAATGGATAAAATATCTCCCGAAGAACTCGAAGGTTTTGAACATCAGTTAACCCAATTCCAAAATTATCTTGATAACTTCGATGAGGAATCTGCAAAAAGTAATCTTGCCGCAAAACAGGATTACCCAAAAGATGGAACTTTTGGTGGCCCACTTGCTTGCGGTAAAGATGGATACAAAATGTCAAGAGGTCAACCTGTTCTTGACGATAATGGAGAACCAATCAAAGCGTTCATTTGTCCTTTCAGAAAACCTAGAGACTATTGGGCATTGAAAGACTCAGAGGGAAACATTAAAAAAACAGCTTTTCCAGAAAATAAACATGAACTTGAGCTTGAAGATGGAGATGAAATTGTTAGTATGAAATATGATGGATGCCCTCATTGGGAAAACAAACAAAAGTTAGATGATTTCCTTGACTAAAAAATACAAAGCAGCAGGTTTACTTGCAAAGTTTAACGATCTTGTACTACTCGGAAGAAGAAGCTCGAAGTGCCACAATCTTGCAGGGAATTGGTCTATGCCTTGTGGCATAATAGAGCAAGGCGAAGCTCCGGAGTATGCGGCAAAAAGAGAGTTCTTTGAAGAGACAAATGTAAGAGTTAGTAGTGAAGTTTATTTTCTTTCTGACTTTGAAATGCAAAACGATGAGTTTTTCGCGCTCTTCTACATGGAAATAGATAACTTAATTTTCCCAAGCAATGATGCAATTGATGCAATAGAACATGATGAATGGGGGTTTTTCAAAATAGCAAAAAACTCACTACCTTTGCCAATGACTAAAGAAACAAGAAGAGCAATATTAAAGCTAAAATGAAATATTCTTTTGCAATAGGCATTCCTACTCTTAATAGGGCAGATTTATTAAACCCAACTCTCTTGAAGTATTTTCAAGATTTTCCAAATGTAGATATATTTATAGTCGACAATGGAAAACAAGAAATAAATTCTAGACCAAAAAACTTTGAGATACATTCTTCAGTCAAAAATTATGGAGTAGCAAAATCGTGGAATTATCTTTGTGAAAGAATATACCAAAATCATGATTACGCACTCATACTGAACGACGACATATATCTCGGGCTTGATCAAGATCTGGTAAATGATTTCGCCAAGGGGCAATGCATAGATTTAGTTAAATGCCAAAATCAATTTCACTTATCGTCATTCATATTATCAAGAGAATGTTTTCAAGAATTTAAATTTGATGAAAATTTTTATCCTGCATATTTTGAAGATCGAGACTTTATGAGAAGACTATCTTTATCAAACAGGCAAATAATGGAAAGTGCTTTTTTGAATCCAGAAATTTTTATCAATAGCGCAACAATATCAATAGATGGTGGAGATCCAGAAATAAATAAAAACTTTAATAAGTTAGGCGAGCTCTATGTCAACAAGTGGGGTGGTCCACCTGGACTTGAAACATTCAAAACACCATTCAATGCCGAGTAATTATTTTTATTTTAAGTTCACTATAATTCTTCGCTTCTTTTTTTAACATCATACAATGAAAAAAATAATAGTAACAGGCGTCACAGGCCAAGATGGAAGTCACATGGTCGATTATCTATTAAAGAATACGAATCATGAAATATATGGTTCGGTGAGAAGATTGAGTGTTAAAAATCACGAGAATATTTTACATCTAGAAAATGAGCCGCGATTTCACTTGATCGACATGGATCTAAATGATGCCCATAGTATGCGCGATGTAATACTTGACGTTCAGCCTGATTACTTTATCAACTTTGCAGCACAATCATTTGTTGCAGGCAGCTGGAATTACCCAATTCAAACATGGGATACAGACGCAAACGCTGTACTTCACATTCTTGAATCGATTCGTCGATTTGCACCGCAATGCAGATTCTACAATGCTGGATCAAGTGAAGAATTTGGCGACGTCATAACAAACCCTCAAAACGAAGATCATCCACTGCGACCTCAAAGTCCTTATGGCGCTGCCAAATGCGCAGCAAGACATATTGTCAGGGTATACAGAGAATCATATGATCTTTATGCTGTTCAAGGTTGGCTGTTTAATCACGAAGGAAATCGCAGAGGACTCGATTTTGTAACTCGCAAAATTACTCACACAATTGCGAGAATAAAAATAGCTCTAGATTCAGGAAAAAAGATTCCCGTTTTAAAACTTGGGAACCTTGAAGCTCAGCGAGATTGGAGCGATGCCGAAGATTTTATGGAAGGTGTATGGTTGATGCTTAATCAAGAAAATCCTAAAAATTATGTTCTTGGTAGTGGAGAAATGCATACCGTAAGAGAATTTTTAAATGAAACCTTAAAGAATGCAAATATAAAATTCAAATCAGAAGGATCTAAAGACTCTGAAAAATATTACACTCTAGATGGAGAGTTAATTTTTGAAGTAGATCCTAAATTCTATCGACCTGCAGAAGTACATGAATTATGCGGCGACCCATCATTAGCTGAAAACGAAATGGGTTGGGTCCGAAAAACTGATTTTTATGGATTGGTTAAAAAAATGTATCAAAGCGATTACATGCTTTTGACAAGATGAAATACAAAAAAATCTTTGTAGCAGGTCACGCAGGAATGGTTGGCTCAGCTGTTCTTGAAAAATTAAAATCTTTAGGTTGTGAAAAAATATTAACAAAGACTCGAAGAGAATTAGATTTAACGAATCAAAAAGAAGTTAATAAATTCTTTGGTCGAGAAAGGCCCGAAATAGTAATTATTTGCGCCGCAAAAGTGGGAGGCATTCTTGCTAACAATACATATCGTGCTGATTTCATATACCAAAACCTTCAAATCGCGAGTAATCTTATCCATGCATCTCACGTATATAATGTTAGAAAACTAATCAACCTTGGTAGTTCTTGCATATATCCTCGAGACGCAAAAATACCAATTGTAGAAGAAAGTCTTTTGACGGATGTGCTAGAAAAAACGAATGAACCATATGCTATCGCAAAAATAGCAGCAATCAAATTATGTGAGAGTTATTATGAACAATACAATCACAATTTTTATTCGATTATGCCATGCAACATGTATGGACCTCGAGACAATTTTGACTTAAAAAGTTCGCATGTTTTACCTGCTCTCATCAGAAAAGTACATGAGGCAAAAGAAAGTGGTGCCGAAAATGTAGAAGTTTGGGGTAGCGGTAAACCCTTACGCGAATTTTTGTATGTTGATGATCTTGCGCAAGCAATTGTATATTGTCTCGAGAATATCAATGCACAAGATATATACAGTAAAGGCATTTCCCACATCAACTGTGGATCAGAGGATGAAGTATCCATTCTCGAATTAACACATCTTATACAAAAAGTTATTGGTTATCAAGGAGAAATCATCTTTGACTCAACCAAGCCTGACGGAACCTATCGCAAAAAAATGGACAATACGCAATTATCCAACATTGGATTCACCGCGAAAACCTCTTTGGAGCAAGGATTGCAAAAAACATATGCTTGGTATATAGAAAATAAACAAAAATTTGTGTAATAAATAGCTATGGAAAATGAATCTCACTCTGCAAAACGTTCTGGACCCAAGAGTTCAGCTCAGACCCCCGCTAAAAAATCCGAGCAAAAAAAAGGTTCTGACAAAAATAAACCTGGAAGCGCTGGAGAAAAAGGAAGCAAAATTACCTTCTCCGATCGAGTGCTTGAGTCCTTGAAGACTAAAGTAAAAGAACACAATTCTAAATCAAGCAAAAAAGTCACTCTTTCTCAACTAAAGAAAGTATATCGCAGAGGAGCAGGAGCATTTTCTTCTAGTCATCGACCAGGTAAAAGTCGTGGTCAATGGGCTATGGCGCGAGTTAATATGTTTTTAAAAATGGTTCGAGGCGGAAAAGTTAAAGATAGTTATCGCAAAGCAGATCAAGATGTAGCGAAAGCTTCTGCGGCAGTAATGATTGACGACGGAGTTCGTGACGAATTGAATCTTTTTACAGAAGAAGACTTTATTGAAGCAAAATTAGATATACATAATCATCAACTTCAAGAAGATCCTGATTTCACAGATGAAATGTGGAGTACCATTTTCATTGATGTTGACGAACTAGGTTTCGAGGAATATATCAGCGAAGAAAGCTGGGCAGCTGAAGCCAACAAAGGAAAAAAATTAAACAAGCCTTTTCGCACACCAGGTGGACCAAAAAAGTTTTCGGTCTATGTAAAGAATGAAAAAGGTAATGTTGTTAAAGTAAATTTCGGCGATCCAAACATGGAAATCAAACGCGACGATCCAGGTCGACGCAAAAACTTTAGAGCTCGCCACAACTGCGCAAATCCTGGCCCAAAAACAAAAGCTAGATATTGGAGCTGTAAAATGTGGAGCAAGAAGAGTGTTACAAAAGTAACAAAAGGCGAAGAAGAAATTGAAGACAATTCTGAATCAGAAGATGAAACAGAAGCTGGCTTGTGGGATAATATTCGCAACAAGAAAAAACGAATGGGTAAAAACTATAAACCCGCAAAGCCAGGCAGCAAAGATCGCCCAAGCAAGAAGGCCTGGAAAAAGGCTCAATCCGCAGATGAAGAAAAAGATTTTAAGCCACACATGATGTATGATCCAAAAACAGGAAAAGCTGTAGAAGCAAAAACATACAAAGATCATTTAGCGCTAAAAGAAAAAGGATATACCCACGAAAAACCTGATTCATCAAAAAGCGGCAATAAAGAAAAAAAATAAAGTTGGATTTAATAGATAGTAAAGATCGCACGGTTTTGATACTATCTCATTATTGGACACCAATAAACATAACCACTGCGAGAGAAGGCGTTAGAAAGCTAATGTCTTGTGGTGCTTCTTGCGACAAAGAAGCCACAGTAAGAGCTTTGTCATATTCAGGAGAACCTTTATTATGGGAAGAATGGGTAGATTCATCTCGCGCGGCTTATTATAAAAACCAACCATTTTTAACTTCTTGTAATAAATTATATCCTGTGCCAACAATATTATTAACCACTGCAAAATGGGCGTATCAATCAAAAAACAAACCAAACCTGAGATATTTATACAAAAGATACAAAGGCAGGTGTCAAATATGTGGAGATAAATTTGATATGAAATACATGACCATCGAACACATATATCCTAAAAGCAAAGGTGGCACAAAAGAGAGCCACAATGTCACACTAACCTGCCAAACATGCAACTGCAAGAAAGCCGCAATTTATCCCTATAAAAACTACAAAGGAGAAGACTTGAAGCCCTCAAACCCCTATCCATTCTTTCATGCATTTCAAAATTGCCGTCCTGAATGGAAACCTTTCTTGTTTAAAAAGTAATTGGCACGATGCTTGCAAATAGAGTTGTATAAATTATAACTCTAACAAAAGGATAAAACATGTCATACTACTTAAACAAAAACAACACAACAAATTCATTCAATAAATTATTCAATGATCTACTTTCTTTTGATTATGATGACTTTCCTGCCCCAGCAAATATAGTCTCTAATGATAAAGAAATTTTAATTGAATTACAAGCTCCAGGCATCGATAAAAAAGATATAAATATTGATTGCGAAAACAACATGTTGATCATTTCGTGCGATGGCAAACAAGACAAGCAAGACACAAAATACATACAACAACAAATATTTCACGATGGCTTCAAGAATACATTCAAATTAACAGGAGAATTGGATCAAAGCAATATATCTGCAACAATGAACAATGGTATACTCAATGTATCTGTTCCTCGCAAAAAACAAAAAACAAAAAGCAGAATAAAAATAACTTGACATTTGTGCAAAAATAAGTTATCATCTACAGTTTAAAAATTATGAAAACAAAAATACTAACAGTAGCCGCGCTTTCAGCGGTATTTCTTATCAACGCAGCTTTTGCAGCAACAGGATCTTTATCCTTGGGTTACGGCTCTGACTTTTTTCGACGGGGCTCGCTTCTCTCGAAAGATTCCTTTCAAGCAGGAGCTTCCTATTCAACAGAGATTCAAGGAGTCACTGCGAGTGCAAATGTTCAAACCGCTCATGGCAATGAAAATCTTGAGGATGCATACATCATTTCTGGAGGGTTATCTCAGAAGATTGGATCCTTGTTTACCGTGTATGGCGGACTTGAGCATGCAGAATCTTTGGGTGGAGCAAGTGAACTTGATGCAGTTGTAGCTGTATCGATTGATACATTCTTATCCCCTTCGGTTTCGGCAGCAAGAAACGTAGATGAAGATTTATATACTTTTGAACTAAGTGTGTCTCACGACTTAGACCTTAAGTTTGCAACTTTATCAATCAATGGTTCTGTAGGAAATACAGATACTCGAGCCGTAGAAAATGTTGATTACTATTCAGTTGGGCTAGGATTATCAAAAGAACTTCAGAAAGGGTTGACTCTTTCTATCAATGGAGATTTTGTTGATTCCTCCTTAATTGATGACGATTTTTTAATTGGAGCAGCACTTACTGCTTCGTTTTAATATAGTAACATATTCAATCACAATCGCCGCCTCAGAAATGGGGCGGCTTTTTTGTGTATATACTTTATTGAAAATATTCTGTTTTATACTAAGATTATTCATCTTTTTGGTATATAAAGTATGAAAAGTAATTTAAAAAATTTAGACGAATTAGGCAGAAGAGAATTTATCGCAAATGCAGCAAAAACTTGCTTTGGTGTCGGATTGATGCCCATGGTTGGATCGTATATTCACAACACTGTTGACGCTTTGAGTCCAGGCGCCAGAATAGCCTCTGCAAGACACGTAATATATTTAAACATGTCAGGAGCAATGTCCCATATAGATACCTTTGCTCCTAGACCAGATGTTCCAAAAATTCAAGGAGATTTAAAATCAATTTCCACAAGCGCAGATGGAATTATTCTTTCAGAGAACCTTCCTAAGACTGCTCAGGTAATGCACAATGCATCAATCATAAAAACAATGAACACCAGTCAGGGAGCTCACATGCAAGCAAGTTACCTAATGCAGACAAGCTATCTCAAAAGAGGCACTATAGTGCATCCAACTTTCGGCAGCTGGGTCTCCAAGCTTTCAGGTTCAATAAACAATACAATCCCAATGAATGTAAAAATTGGAGGAGGCGGAGGAGGATCTGGATTTCTCGAAGCAAAATATGGGGCTCTGCCAATAAGCAATCCAAAAAATGGACTAGCAAACAGTAAGCTAGCTTCTTATGTTGATCAAGAGCATTTTGGCGGAAGAATGTCATTAGTAAACAAACTAAATTCAAACTTTTCAAAATCATATTCCCATAAACAAGTAAGAGCATACGGCGACTTGTATAAAGATGCAATTAAATTAATGAACAGTCAAGATTTGAATGCATTTGATATTAGTCAAGAACCAGAATCAATGAATGAATTATATGGCTTAACAAATTTTGGACAAGGCTGCTTGTTGGCTAGAAGGCTAATTGAAAATAAAGTCAGGTATGTAGAAGTCTCAAGAGGGGGATGGGATACTCACGATAATAATTTTGAAAGAGTTGCTGCGAATTGTGCAGATATTGATCAAGCTCTAAGTGGTTTGCTTATTGATCTTGATCGGAGAGGCTTGCTTGGTGAAACATTGGTTGTGTTGACTTCTGAATTTGGAAGAACGCCAAATATAAACGGCAGGAACGGAAGAGATCACTGGCCTTATTGCTTTAGCGCTTTTCTCGCAGGAGGAGGCATAAAAGGGGGCTTCTCATTTGGAGAAGTAGATGATCAAGGTAGAAACCCTGTAGAAGGTAAAGCTGTCAAGCCTGAAGACTTAAATGCAACTATAGCATATGTTCTTGGTCTGGCCATCAATGACATACAATATTCTCCTTCTGGAAGACCTTTTACGGTTGCACATAAAGGTGAACCTGTGTTTGATATCATTGCATAAAAAAGCCTCCCGAAGGAGGCCTTTTTAGATATCTAAGAGTAATTTAAAAATCATCTTCAAGCGAACCGCTTTGTTGATATTCTCGAACTCTTCTTTCAAAGAAATTGCCCATTGCTTGAACATCAACCACTTCGCTCAACCATGGAAATGGATTTTTATCACTTGGAAAACGATAATCCAAGCCTATACCTTCTAACCTGCGATTCCCAATATAATGCATATATTCAACAAACATATCTGCATTCAATCCAAGTATTCCGGTGGGAAGAACATCGTGAGCATAAGCAATTTCAAGCTCAACAGCTTTTTTCATGTGCTCAACAAATTCTTCTTGAATTTCTTTAGTCCAGATCTCTGGATTTTGCTCGATTAAAGTATTAATAAGATATGTGCCAAATGCAATGTGTGAGCTTTCATCCCTGAGCGTGTATTTAATTTGATCAGAGATACCCTGAAGCTTGTTTTGGCGGCCCAATGCAAGTAGCATAGCAAATCCACTAAAGAAGAAGGTTCCCTCGCAAACTATCCAATAAGTAAGAAAGTTTCTTAATAATTCCTGCTTGCCTTCTATAGTTTCGGTAGAAAAATCTTGACGACTAATATCGTTAGTTATTTCCATCAAGAAATCATCTTTAGCTTTGATACTTGGAATAGTCTCGTATGCAGCGAATACTTCCTCGATATCCAAATCAAGACTATCGCACACATAAACTACCGTAAGGTTGTGAAGGCTTTCCTCAAACGCTTGACGAAGGATGTACTGGCGGCACTCAGCGTCCGTGATATATCTAAAGGCACTAAGCAAAAGATTATTACCAACCAGAGACTCAGATCCAGCAAAGAACCCAAGGCAGCGTTTAACAAGTAATTTTTCATCTTCTGTAATTTCATTATTTTTCCATTGTTTAATATCATTTTGCATACTTATTTCAGTAGGCATCCAATTATTGGCACAACTTTTTAAAAATAAATCCCAAGCGTATTTATGTTTGTGGGGTAAAATTCTATTTACTCCAGCTATATTTTCTGTTAATAATTCTCCTGTTTTATCATTCATGTTTATATATTATCAAATTATAGTAACGAAGTCAACACTAAACGAGATCAATATTATTGGCAACTTTCGCAAGTCCCGCCATTTTTCATTGCCTCGATACTACATGCTGAAGCTTCGCTAGCTTTGTTTTCGTCAGAGTGAGATTTCTCTACCTTGGAAGCTGCTCGATTTCGCAGGTAATAAGTTGTCTTCAATCCTGCTTCCCAGCATGCCATATATACGTCATTTAAATATTTGAGAGAGGTAGATTTATTGTATAAGTTGAAACTAACTGCCTGATCAATCCATTTTTGTCGAGCTGCATTACATTCAATCAATTTAAACATATCTCGATCGAATGCTGTTTTATATTTTTCTTTTAATTCAGCTGGAATGTCTCCATTAAGCAGAGACAAATCTCCATCAACGCTTTTGACAAGCTTTGCCACTTCGCTATTCCAAAGTCCTGCAGCTTTCATATCATCAATAAAGTGTTGATTCGTTATAAAGAAATTTCCGCTCTTATTTTCATAAACAAAGAGAACCGAAAAGTTTGGCTCGATGCTTTGCTCAACCCCATTGATGTAACCAATTGTAGCTGTGGGAGCAATAGCCATTACATTACTGTTGCGCATTCCATGTTCAGCAACGTGACCGCGAAGCTCTTTCCACTCTGCGCTAAGTGTTTCTCCATTTCCAACAAGCGAAGACTTTCTGTAGTCGATCAACGAGTTGTATGAATCAATTGGGAAAATGTTTTGACTCCACAAAGAACCTTGATATGTTTCATATGGACCCTTTTCTTTTGCAAGGTTTGAGCTGGCAGAGATAGCATTGTAAGAATAAAACTCAAACAATTCATCATTAAACTTTACCGCTTCATCACTATCAATGTTTATATTCATTCGATGCAACACATCGTGCAAAGCCATCATACCCAATCCAATAGGACGATTTCTTAAATTACTATTGCTTGCTTCTTTCGTGGGATAAAAATTAAGGTCAACAACACTATCTAATGCTCGTATAGCAGTATGTATTGTATTTTTTAATTTATCATAATCTAAAGTGTTATCTTCTTTTAGATGATTGAGCAGGTTTACTGATCCAAGGTTGCAAACTGCAGTTTCACCTATTTTTGTTTTTTCACCCTTGTCATACTCAGACGCTTTGGTGTGAAGAGTAATTTCTGTACAAAGATTGCTGCTATGAACAACGCCTTCGTGCTGATTAGTATAACGCATATTGCATGGATCTTTGAATGTGCACCATGGATGAGATGTTTCAAACAACACCTTCAACATTTTTTTCCACAATTCTTTTGCTGGTACAACGCGATAATTCTTGATCAACCCTTCTTCAGCTTGATCGCACAATTGATTATAGCGATCATCAAAATCTTTACCAAAGCAATCGTGTAAGGTTTTACCGCTTCCATCAACAGTGTCGCGAGGATCAAAGTAGTACCAAGCATCTTCATTTTGAACGCGACGCATAAATTCATCAGGAATCCAGGAAGCTGTGTTCATGTCGTGACAACGCAATCGGTCATCTCCTGTGTTTCTTCGAAGATTCAAAAAGTCTTCAAAGTCTAAATGCCAAGGTTCAAGATATGCACATCCAGCACCTGGACGCTTGCCACCTTGATTTACAGCAACCAAGAGATCGTTGTAGATCTTTAACCATGGAACAAGTCCGCTAGAGATTCCATTTGTTCCTTTGATGTGAGAACCTGTTGAACGAAATGGGGTTACATCTAATCCTAGACCGCCAGCGTATTTACTTTTTCGGGCTTCTTGCCAAGCGCCATCAAAAATACCATCAATACTATCATCAAATGTATTGAGATAACAACTGCTTAGCTGAGATCTTGCAGTTCCACTGTTGAAAAGAGTTGGAGTGGAAGAAGTATACAAAAATTGACTAAAAAGATCATAATACTTGATTGCCCATTCTTCTTTGTTTTCTTCATTGAGGGCCAGTCCCATGGCAACTCTCATCCAAAAACTTTGAGGAGCTTCCATGATCTTATCGTCTTCTCGAATAAAATATCTATCAGTGAGAATTTGAATACCAAGATATTTAAAAGAGTTGTCGCGCCGAATACGAAGCGCTTCGGATAATTTGCTCAAATCATACTCAAGCATGCGTTCATTTAATTTGCCGCTTTTCACAAGCTTTTTGATTCCCTGAATGAAACTCTTGCGGTACTGAAGCTTGAATGCGTCGCTATCAACACCCTCTTTGAATACTTCCTTGTATACGGTATTCAATAAAAGCCTTGCCGCGGCAAAACTATAATTAGGCTCTTTCTCGATTTTCTCTCGAGCGCTTAATATAAGAGCTGTATCAATTTCACTTGTTTTTATTTTGTCAAACAATTGAAGCTGAGCATCAAGCACTATTTCACTAACAGACACATCCGAAATTCCATCGCAGGCTCTTTCGACATTTGCATTAATTTTTTCGACTCTAAAATCTTGAAGACGACCGTTTCTTTTTTTTACTTTAATTTCCATATGATGTAATAAATATTAACATTTTGGGGGGTTGTTGTCAATTGAAAATGAGTTATGTTGATAACTTTTTAAGTCTTGACATTGAGTATGTTTTCTGATAAAATATTTGGCATGTTACCATTATTTAAAAGCCATTATTCTATCGGCAAAAGTATATTGACGCTGAATGATCCAATTACACATAAAGAAGGCGGATCAGATAGTGTTTTTGACATTGCTGTAGAAAATAATCTAAAAGAAGTGATTCTTGTGGAAGATTCCTTGACGGGTTTTCTGCAAGCCAAGAAAAACGCAGATAATTTAAAATTAAAACTAATTTTTGGATTGCGCATAGACATGAGAGAGAATGCACAAATTGATCCAAAAGAAGAATCTGTAAACAGTTCGCATAAAATTGTCATTTTCGCAAAGAATGCTGATGGCTGCAGATTATTAAACTCAATATATAGTGAAGCTTTCACAGAAAACTATAATTGCGTTGACAAAAAAATACTCAAAAAACACTGGAGCGATGAGAGCCTCATTCTGGCAATTCCTTTTTATGATAGTTTCATATTCAACAATCTCATGAAATTTGCCAATTGCACACCAAGCTTTAGCTTCACAAAGCCAACATTCTTTATTGAACAAAACGGCCTGCCATTCGACGGCTTTCTTGAACAAAAAGTAAAAAACTATGCCTCTAAAAACAAATATAAAATAGAATATACAAAAAGTATATACTACAAAAA